AAATTCTTTCATTATTAATCCAAATTCAATCATTATTTAAATAAAAGTATCAATATTGAGCGGATATAGATAATTGGTTTCATAGATCTATTTGCCGTAATTGATCGTTTATACCGATCAATCAAATTAATCGTAATTATCAAGATTCAGTGCATATACCCGATTACGCATATTGTGATATGCAATGTTTGTTACAGTGCCCGATGGAGAGCCATTAGAGGTCGCAACATTTATTTTGGTATTTCCTCCGCTGTATACCGCTGAGAAAAAGTATTGAGACATGTACGGCCTTGTACCACCCGATGTGATGACGCCTGTCACAAGCCCACACATTGACGGCACAATACCTACTTTTCCGGAGCGCGTAACGTTTATGTTATACCCTCCGGATGTATCACTGCCATTAGTACCGATGGCCTCGATATCAGTAAGCACTCGGGTTTCGTTTGTCAGAACGCACGTTCCCTGCTCATCCCATATTGCTATTCCCCATGCAGGTAAAGGCTGCGCAAATATCGTGAAGAAATATACATGCACCGTGCCCGCACCGGCTGGTGCGCTGGCGGAAACCGTGCACGTATTGCCACTGACGGTATAACTCAACACGCAATTAACGGTTGAGCACACAAACGGAATTACCGGACGCCCTGCGGGTATTGCCTGCGATATCGTTGTGATTTCACCCGCTCCGGTCTTTAACGCTACCGACTGTTTGCCAATCAGCGCCAGGGGAATTGATTGTGGCGTAATAAACGGCGCGCCGTTGTCTGTGGTAAGAAGCGCTCCCCAGTCTGCCATTATGCCGCCCTCAAAAATGCGATAATAAACCCGGCGATTGCCGGGTAGGTATTCGCCCCAAAGTTTGTATCTGCCGCCGCACCGATAGAAATACTCCCGCCCGATACTGTGACCGTCCGGCGGGTCTGGCTGTATGTCTCTCCGGAGCTAACCTGCAAAATATCCATTACAAAACCGGCAGGCACTGTATACGATACCGATCCCGATTGTTGATTCTGGTTAACTGCAAAGAATCCCAGCACGCTGATCGGCACAAGACCGTAGTTATTCGGGTTACCGTTCGCGTCCCACGTCTGAATCCCGTACGCCATTAAAACACTCCCGTAATTTTACCAATCTGCACACGAAGCCTGGTTGTATCCCGGATGCTTATTGTGACGTTGGTCTGCTTCATGCCGCCTGCGCTGTCGCTGCCATAGTTTTGCGTAGTGCCATCCTTGCCCCAGCGCCAGCCCGCAGTACCTGCGACATAGTTTGATGACTGCAGTGAATCAGTTATTTTCCCGAACTGAATGCTTGCATCCCTGAAGAACGCATCATTGATAAATGTCTGTCCGTTCTGAATAACAAACGGCAATGAAACAGTGCTGCCAGCCTGCGACGTCACTGCGAAGCGGTCAGCAAGGAAGATGACTTGCGATTGCATGCCGCCTAGCGTATTTTCCACCCCGATCCCCATGCCCGCGGCGTAATACTGACCGTTAGCGGCCACACCGACTTTGATGTTGTACATCGCATTGATGTTGCCGTTAATGTCAGCGACAGCCGTAGCGGTCTCAGTAATAGCCGCAGTCTGGCCGTTTACCGTCACCGTAAGTGAGTTTATTTTTGTCGCTGAAGCCTGTGTGAAGTCAGCCAGGGTTTCAGTCAGGTCGGTGGCATTCGATACATTGCTGCCTGCAGAAGCATCCAGCGTCACCAGCGCGCGGGCTACTGCCTGGCTTGCGTCAGCTATCGTGGTGTCAACACGGTCGATGCTGGCGACATTGCCGCTGTTCGTTGCAGTCTGCGATCGACGGCTTGTCACATGCGCCAGGCTGTTCTGAATCACAGCGATAGATGAGTTTTTGACGCCGCCGGACAAACCGTCCATTGATACGCTGATTTCATCAATCTTCACTGCGGCCTGCGCCAGCCCGTCGGCATTCTGCTGTATTTCCAGTGCCTGCTGCTCCAGATCGTCAGCGTTCTGCTTGATATCGTTCGCCATGTCAGCAATTTTTTCATTGCTGTCCACCGCGCTCTCGATCATCTCCTTGAAGACCTCTGTATCTTTCATCTCATCAAGAATGGCTTCGGTGATATCAGACACGTCGATACTGGACTGGCCTCTTATCCAGTCGGTATAACCTGACTCGTTACCTGTTTTGTCGACCAGTTGCGCGCGGTACCAGAACGTGATGCCCGCTTTCAGGCCCATCTGCTGATACTTGCGCTGGGGATAAGGAACATCGGCCAGCAGCATCGGAGAGTCTCCTGTCGCCGTGGTGCTGTACTGAATTTCCGTTTTCAGTGTGTCGCCGGTGTTGGCCGGAAACCCCCAGTTCAGCTCGATGCCGAATACAACGTTATCCGAAGCCGTGAACCCGACGGGCTTCGGCGGATTACCCACTTTGCCGGTCAGCGTTTTCTCGTCCGAATAGCCCCAGCCGCTGGAAATCTCCGCCGCGTTGATTGCGCGGACGCGCACAAGATAGCGTCCCGCGTAAATGCCCGGCACATCAAACGAGGTGGTCGAGCTGCGCGGCACGTTGACCCAGTTGCCATCGTTGCGGCGCCACTGTGCCTCATAAGAAATGGCATTCGTGGCCTGATCCCAGCTCACACGCATGGTTTCAACGCTGATGCCCTGCTGAACGACAGAGAACGAACTGATAACGATATTATCCGGCGGGAACTGGTTGCCCGGAGGGATAACACTTATCGGGCGTTCATCAATCAGCGCGCCGGTATCGATACGTGCGTATTTATCCGGATCGTAATACGCACCGGAGATAGTGAACGTGCCGTCGTTATTATCTGTCACGCTCACCACGCGATACTGCTGCGCATAGAGCTCATCAGATTCAACGACCCAGACGCTTTCCGCCTGCGGGGTTTCGCCATACGCGACTGTAACCGTCACGGCATTGCCGTTTACGGCCTGAATGGTTCTGCTCTGCGCCGCGCCGGATGGCAGGTTAAGGATAAGGCGATCGCCTGCCACCGCATCTGGTTTGCGGTCGAGTGTAATCACGCGCCCACTTACAGAACGTATACGGCCGCCCGTGACCTTCCCGGATAGCATCTCATCGGCCACGGCGATAACGTAACCCGGCTGAGGGATCATGCCGTCGAGTCCGACAGAAAACGTCACGACACGGTCTTTGTTATTTGTCAGGATGCCCCAGCGCCCCTTGCGGTTTGCCTCGCTCTGCCGGGTACAGCCAATAGCGGTCAGCTCGAGCTGGTTGAAGCCGTAGCGTGATACCAAATCCTGCTCAAATACGGATTCCATCGCATCCGCATAGGCGTTGTCCGGATCGGACCAGGACACCAGCGCAGTTGTGTAGCGGTTTTTGGTAGTGCTGCTGGAGTAGTTAAAAATACCGTCGATAACGTTGGCGCGGGTGTAGCTGTAGTCGATATCACGGGGCATGTCCGCGAGCGCAACAATTTGATTGCCGCCCCAGTAGGTCATTCCCCTGAAAATGGCCGCGAAGTCACGCAGGACGGTATAGGCATCGTTGCGGCTCTGAACGTAAACGTTGCAGACGTAGCGCGGCTCGGTACCACTGCCTCCCTTCCCGTCCGGGACCATCTGATCGCAGTATTGGGCCACCTGATAAAGGGTCCATTTATCGATGTTCGCCGCTGTCAGACGGTTACCCAGACCAAATCGATCGGTGACAACAATGTCGTAAAAAATCCACGCCGGGTTATCTGTCCATGCCCACTTGAATGAACCAGTCCAGGTGCCGCTGTAGCTGCGGGTAGCGGGGTCATAATTATCCGGCACGCGGATCACGCGCATCTTCGGTTCGCAGGATATCGGCGGGATGCTGCCGTTGAACTGACTCGAATCAAACTCGATATACAGCAGCGCTGTGTTGGGATAGCGAAGCTTGGCGTCGATGACTTCGGTGTAGCTCTGCAGCGTCATCGCATCGCCAATTTTTGCGCTGTTCGCATCGGCGGTGATTTTGCGCAGGCGCACGGTCCAGGTGCTGCCAGCCTGCGGCAAATCGATACGATGGCTGCGCTCGTAACCGGATGTGGTTTTGCCCGTCACGGCAGTATCAACAACCGTCTGCCATGTGCCGCCGTCTGTCTGCAGATCAATAGCATATTTGATGGAGTAACCGACAAGGTCGCCATCATCTTCCTGGTTAAACAGTGACGGCCATTTCAGGCGCAGGCGAACGGCAGAAAGCTGCGTGTTGGTGAAGGTATGGGTCCATGCAACGGAGCTTTTCACCACGGTACCTACGCTGATTTCATTTTCGGTACCGGGCATGCCCTGGATGTATTTTTGCGCCTGGGTTCCTGAGCGAAACTCCCACGCCACACCGCTGAAATTTTGAGAGCCGTCCGCGTTCTCCAGCGGCGTGCCATCAAGAAATATGCTTTTGCCGTCCAGCTCGCCACCGAATTCACCTTCGCCCAAGGCAATAAGCAGTTTGGCTTTTGCGATGGACTGTAAATCGTCCGGCTGTTCTGTGGGCGTGCGCGAGCTTGAGCCGCCACCTTTGCGCCCTTTGATTGCGATTGCTTTTGCCATATTGCGCCCATAAAAAAAGCCGCACGATGGCGGCTAAGGTTGATAGCTGATCAAATATCAGGATGTTGCGGTGCTTAATCCCTGGTTACTGTGCATATTCAGCCCGCCAGTGTTTGCGGCACAGGCGCACACAGCAATGAGGGATGGCTGATTACCTCTGAGACAAGGAAAACAAATGGAAAACTTAGAAGTTGGTCACAAGGATATTGGTTTTGGATTTACAATGAATGAAAAAATCCCCAATGAAATTGCAATGGAATTTGTTGCATTAAAGCAGTTTGCTATTTCCGTATTCGCAATGCTCGAACCGGGAAAACGTCAAATTATTATCAATAATCTTGAGCAGGTTCAGTCGCCAGAAATGCAGGAAATAGTACGCAACTTAAAATTAATCCCTATCGAATAAAAATTCTCATAGAAGCATCAAAATATTTTGCGGCCTGATTATTGGCCGCTTCTTTCATACCAGCAATCATTTTTTCCAGCGCTTCAACTCGTTGCTCTAAAGTCATAAATCTCTCCCGCCTTTCGGCTCACTGTTTAATTACTGCTGATCTCCAACGTAAATTCCCGCCGAAATAATCGCCCCACCGATGCGGCGCTTGCCGTAACCGAGCGGTACCGGATAGCCCTGAGCGGCAGTGTTCGTCACACCACCGAAGGCATAGGATGCCTGGTTGTCAGCACTTTGCTTGCTGGCGAGGCCTGCGGGTTGTGGTGATAACATCTGAACAACACCGCCGAGCATCATGGCTGCCCCAAACTTCGCCATTCCGTATCCAAATGCTGATAGTGTTCCTGCTGAGAAGTAGCCTATAAGGACACCTGCAACCACCAAAACAGCCCCAAGGATGGTTTGAAGAGCCCCGGCTTCTTTACTGCCAATGATATGAGGTACAATTTTTATAACTTCTCCCGTTACGGGATAGCCAATATCATCAAGACCGATGTTTTTCTTACCCCGATAAACAGCAAACGTTAGTCCTCTGAGTTTACTGGTATTAAGGAACCTTTCGAAATTATCCAAAGTCTTACATAAAGAATGTATTGCCTCAGCATTTGTACTAACAAACCGCTGATGAGATTTTCCAAATAGCTTACCTAATTGCCCATATAATTCGATGGTTACCATCTTTTCTTCTGCAATAGTTTGCATGTTTTCTCCAGAAATAAAAAACCACCCGAAGGTGGTTAATATTTAATTTATGCGGACATTACATACAGGATCGGGCTGCGTTGCCCCAGTGGTCATTCCATCCTTTGGCTACCGCATAAACTGATACATTACTTCCGCCAGAGTTATCTTTATCGACGTTCGCAATTGCCAAGGCGCCAAAAATATCATCCGTGGCTGTAATCTTGTAGCCTGTCTCGGTAGGTATGCTTGAACTCGACGGCCGTAATTCAACCCACTTTGGGGCCAGACAACGATTTAATGTATCAGCATCTTTTTTGGAATGTCCTTCATATATTGGTTTTTGACTTTCAAGCGAGCTAGCCATGCATCCAGACAACCCAACGATAGCCAAAGTCAGAAGTATCTTTTTCATTTAGCTGCCTATTCAGTTTTTACCACAACTTCACGAGGTTTCATTTGCTGTAGCGCGCGACAGAAACAGTAAGGTATAACTGACAACGCCAATCCCATTGCAGCTCCAGCCGCCTGCTGAGGTGCACCATTTGCACCGAATACCATAACTACGCCTTGGAAAAAACCCATCACAGAAAACAAGGCGCTGATGCCCCAAAGTAATTTCATATTCCTATCCCCATTGGTAAAAGTTAGGAGTAATCCTAACACGTGGGAAAGGCAACGGGAAAACCCGCAGTTAAGCGGGTATTTAACTTATTGGGTCAGGCTATCCCTGGCAGGTACATCTGCACCTCATCCGCAACGCGCTCTCGCGCGGAAAGAAGCAGGCGCTTACGCCCACCAGCACCCCATTTTGCCATCTGGCTGGCGCACCGGCTGATAGCTTTGGTTTCGGTGTTGATAACATGGTCGATTTTGTTCAGGCGGGACATGGCATCAAATCCCTTTCTCACCAGCGCCTGAAATGTCTGATACACCCTGATTTCAAATTCAGCACTAAGCCATGCTGCATATCGTATTGCTACCAACTCCAGAGCCCAAACGCCGTGATTAAGGCCGCCATTGATGGTTTTTACCGCCGTGCATTTTTGCACTCTGGTTAAAGTATCTACAAAATTACGGACCTGGCGGCTTCGCATAAACTGACTTGGACGTTGGTTTTCTGTTGCCTCACCGTTTGCGACAGCCGCCGCGTGAAGATCGTTAAGGTTGTAGCGCCCTTCGTTGTCGACGCGAACGGAAACGCCGTTTACTGATACGGTTGGATATTGCATGAGGTTTACCTATAGAAAGTGAGCCTGTCACACAGAGATAGCCGCCCCAGAGTACAACTAACTCTCAGGCTCGCTTTCTGTAGGCTCTAGGATTGTAATATGCGCGTGTGAAGCGCGGGTGGTTTATTGCAGGTATAAAAAAGCCCCGCATTCGCGAGGCTAATTTCGTTACATCAGATTTTTTAAACGTAAAATTTTCATTGTCCGATCAACCCAGTAACCACCGTAGGGCACGCGCTGGCTGAGATGTCCGTACAGATGGTGCAGCAGCATGTTACCTTCCAGCAAAATCCCGGCATGGTTCCACTTATTCGCCTGCACCTGCATGATGACCATATCGCCGGGCTGCGGTGCGCCGGTGAACTCCCGGAAACCACACTCGTACCAGCAATCCTGATAGAAATTATCGGCGTACTGGTCTTCCCACCACGGATAATCGACGCGGTAATCTTTCAGCTCGATGCCGTGCTGCTGGCGAAAGTAGCTCATCACCAGGCCCCAGCAGTCAAAATGGCCGAGCACAAACGGACGCTCGAGCAGCGGCAGTTCGCCGCGAGGCTGAATGGTTCGCAAATCCCCCTCCGGCCAGCTCACAATATGCCAGGGCAGCAGCGTGGCGTCGCACTGCGCCTTATCCAGCTCGCTCGGCTGTGTGGTCGCGTCCGGGTGACTGTGCACTATGGCGATTACCGTTCCCCAGTCCTCCGCCGTGGCGTAATCCTCCGGGCTCAGATGAAAATGCTCCGTCGGCTCCGTAGCCAGATTCCTGCACGGATAATATCGCTCGACCCGGCTTTTCTGTGCCACGACCCCGCAGCACTCCCGCGGATACTCGGCGGCCGCATGCGACATGATGGCATCGAGGGTTTTCTTTCGCATGGTCAGCTCCGGATAAGAGAAGTGCCGGGGAATCCGCCAAACGGCAGTTCGTTGTTCTCACCAAAGCGCAGCTTGCAGCCCGTAAGCGTGCCGCTGCACTTATCGAGCGACGGATCGTCAACGGGATTATTCTTCTCGTCAAAGTAGCGCGTTCCGGCATAGTCACAGCCATCGCCAGTCCGGTACTTGCCACGAATGGACCAGGAGCAAAGCGAGTGAAGCTGCCGTGTCGGTATCATCAACCCCTGCAGGTCCATCGGACTGCTCAGCGTGAACTCAACGACCTGGTTATTTTCGCCACTCTTGCTGTCTATGTAATAAACCTGCAATTTCTCCTGCGTGGGATCGGCGCCAGGGTTGCCGGCAGGAAAGTTTTTCGCATCAAGATACTGAGCGAGCGTGTCGTGAATGGTGACCACAGCCTGCAACAGGTCATCATATGCCAGACACAGCGCCGTAATTGAGCCGTCAAGGTTGGCTACAGATAACTTAGGTTGTGCGCTTGTGCCATCAGTGGACGCTTCGATACCTTCAATCTGGCACGGCCACGCTTTATATTCCTCTCCCTGCCACCAGATCGATTTAGCCAAGAGCTTCGATTCATCACCACCTGCGGCCAGAATCTCCGCCTCGGTATGCGGGATGTTATATGCGTGAAAGCGCAGCACTTCGCCAGTTCCGAAGGCTGTGCCGTCAACTTCAAAGAGCCGGACCGTATTACCCGGTTCAAGTTTTTGATAATCGCTGTTAATGCTCATGGTGCATACGCCTGTTCAAATGTTGCGGTAATGGTCATGACCGTTTTGCTTTTCACTACTTTCTGAAGGCTGTCTGCTTCCACCCGCCACAATGCCAGCTCGCCAAATGGAGGGGTAAACGAAAAGGCTTTTGTTTTATGGCGTCTCAGAAAGGCATAAATCTCTAAGCCTTTTTCAGGCCTGCCCGTGAAGGAATATTCGTAGCTCAGCGTTTCATCATTCAGGCCGGAGCCGGTGACCTGCGCGTATCCGTCACCGAATTGCGCTTTGCGAATGGTGTCCTTGCTTTTTGTTGTGGGCTGGCTGGCGGACTGGATCCCCCAGATAAAGGCTTCTATTGTCATTAGTAACTACCTGCGGTTATTGGCATTCCAGATAAGGCCGCCCGGGCGTATTGCTTTGGCGATCCCTTCTGTCACAGATTGATTGATCACCTGCTGATAGGCCCGCCCCAGCTGATCGCCATTGGTTTGTTGCTCAGAGTTTTGAGGATTCTGCACGGTAACCGGTGCGTAGACGCTGACCCCTAACGGCGCAGCGGCAGAAGATGATGAGTTTCCAACGTAGCCACCCGAGGCATAACCACGCATCATCTGATAAAGATTCCCGACGCCAATCCGGCTGGTTGCTTCTTTGGTGAAAACAAATTCCCCGCGATGGACCACCCCTGCAGGTTCATACTTTCCGCCAGAGCCGGTATAACCGCCGCCTGCAAAGCCCATAGCTGTCGTTGCGGAGCTGACCATACCAACCAGCGCCTGCTTCATCAGGATTTGTGTCAGCATTCCCAGAACAGATTTAGTGAGATCGGAAAAGCGCGCTTTCCCTTTCATCGCCATGTCAGCAAGGCTGTTGCCCAGTCCGTCAAACGCTGCAGCGCCGACAGATTTCATCTGGCCGTACGCATCCGCTGCTGAGTCTGCATAATCAGCCCAGGCCGTTTTCGCACCCGCCAGCCAGTCGCCGCGCTGCTTGTCCTGTTCACCATAATAATTGTGCAGCGCTTCCAGTTCGTTCCGGTAACCACTGTCACCTTCAGAGCCGCCAGCATTTTTCCAGCCCTGCAATAGCTGTGCTTCTTCCATACGGCGTTGTGCCTGCCGGCTGCTCAGACCACTACTGTCTGTAAGTGCCTGCGTTTTCTCCCCCATCTGTGTTACATATTTCTGCGACGTATCCTGCAGGCGGTTGAGTCTTTCCTGAATAATAATCTGATCGCCGAGGCGGGCATTGATTTCCGCCTGAGCCAGTACCTTGTCCTTGTTCGCCAGCAGGGATTTTTCATCATCCGTCAGCGTGCGGGTACGGGAGGCCTGTTCGAGAACGGAGTATTTTGCCTGCTGTTTCCAGAGCTGCTGTCGCTGCTGGCTGATGGTGTCGTTAATATTTTTATGCTGCGTCAGCACCTGCAACTGGGTCTGGAGTTCGAGCGTCTGCGCGCTGGTGTTGTCAGTGAGTTTTACACCGCCTGCCGTGCGGACTTTTGCAGGCTTCTTGAGGGTGGCTTCATATTCCTTTCTGGCCGCCGCCATGTTGATGTTGTAATCAGCCTGAACGATGCGCCCCTCTTTTAACGCCTTGTTCAGTTCATTCTGGCGTGAGGTGTACTTCTCAAGAGCGGTCTGTGATTTGCTGTAGTTCGCCTGCGCCTGCTGGGAATATTTCAGCTTGTCAGCCTCAGCCGCCGCTTCACGCTTCGCATTTTCAGCCCCGACCTGTGAGTTTCTCGCCTGCTGCTGCGCCATATCCAGCGCCAGCCGTGCCTGCTCCCTGTCAGTCCAGTAACGGGCGCGGGCATCGTCGTTAACGAAGCTGTCGTTTTTACGCAGATTCCAGATTTTGTCAGCACGGTCAAAAGCGTCCTGTGCTTTTTTCAGCATCTGCTCTGAAGTATCAGGGCGGCCGATATCCAGCGCTGCGTCCCACATAGATTTGAATGCACGGGAAAGCGAATCTGCTGCTTTCTCAATAGTCCCCATGTTGTCGCGGATGGATTCGGTCTGCCGGTTAAATCCGGCAGTAGCCACGTCATTTGCCGCCTGCAACGCACCGGCAGCATCGCCCGCGCGTTGCAGGGCGGCCACATGTGCAATCTGCTCAGCTGTGACGTTATGAAACTGCTGGGCCATTGCAATCAGGCCGCCGGTCGGGTCACTGCTCAGCTTGCCAAAGGCTTCAGCCACCTTTTCTATCGGCAGACCTGAAGCGTCTGTAAACCGGGCGACAGATACGGTCAGATCGTCAAATTTTGCACCGGCTCGCACGCCAGAATTTACCAGCGCGGTGAGCGCTTCGCTGGTCTTGCTGATTGTCAGCCCGGACTTTTCCCCCGCAGCAGCGATATCGAACATCTGCTGCGCGGTCAGGCCGGCAGCATTACCGGACAGAACGAGGGTTTTATTGAATCCGGAGAGCGTAGCTGAACCCTGATAAAACGAGTAAGCCAGCGCGCCGGTCGCGGCAGCCAGCGCGCCAACACCCAGCATTACAGGAGAAATGCTGCCCAGTAATGCCCGGAATGTCGGGATAATACCGCCGAAGGAGTCTTTTACCTGCCCGCCCTGCTGAAGCAGAATAAGCCAGGGGCTTTGTCCTCCGGCCAGTTGCGTGGCAACATCGGTGAACTGAGCGGGCAGCATACGCATGGCGTTGCTGTACTGTCCAACAGACAAGCCTGCGCGCCTGGCTGCCAGTTCCTGCCTGGAAAAAGACTGCTGCACCTGCAGGGCAGCATCATTTGCCGCCGTCCCTGTTCCTTTTAATGCCTTTTTAGCGTACTCAACCTCTTGTTTAAATTTGACTGAGTCAATATCAAGGTTAACAACCAGATCACCCACCGGCTGGGCCATAGCGCATACCTCCTAAACTTTCAGCGAGTGACATCATGGTGTCGTCTCCCATTTCCGCAGTCGACGATGCCGGGGGATTGAGAAGACTAAAATTACGCGGGGTGGTGTCGGTGTCCTTACAGATCATGGACACCACAAGATGGCTTAAGCGGGAGAAGTGGGTATCGATCAGATCACCTTCAAAATACTGCTGCCGGTAAAAGCGCCCCCACTCGGCAAGTTCAGAAGAAGACATGCCGGCGAGCATGTTTCGCCAGTCCGGGCGGTTAAACTCCCTCGCCAGCTTCATGACAAAATTCAGCTCGCCGGCGTAGACTTTTCCGTTGTCATACCCTCAACTTCGTCAGCAGCTTCACCTGGCTCCTGATCTGCCTCAGGGGGGAGCATGTCGGACAGTTTTTTTATCAGATACTCTGCGCTGCCAATCATTTCAGGAGACCAGGTGGACATAACCTGCTCGTGCAGGTTGTCGACGTCAGGCCCATCCATATCACCCTGCCAGAGAGACATCGCCACCACGCGGGCGCCAACACGGATATTACGGGCAACCAGCAGGGGATAAAGCACGTTGTCATCAGCATCTGCTGGCAGTTTTTTTTCTTCTTCGGCGATGTACTCCAGATGCGCAATACGCTGGAGTGCGGAAAGTTCGTAGAGCGTTATGGTATGCACGCCAAAATCAAGCGGTTCGGATTTAAGGAACATGTTTACTCCGGAAGACGGGGCCTGAGCCCCTTTAATCAGGAAACAGTAATTTTGCAGATACCCACAAACAGTCCATCATTCGTCATGATGACCAGATCTGATGTACCGGCAGCCTTACCCTTAACGGTCAGCACATTATCGCTGGCGGTGACTGTCGCCTTCGCCGGATCGGACAGGGACACACGGAAGGTCTTGTCTGTCGCACCCGCAGGGTTAACGGTTACGTTAACGGTATCGGTGGCACCCACGGCAAGCGCAAGGGTGGTTTTATCAAGCGTTACGCCCGTTGCCGGGACGGCGGCCGTGCGGGTTTCTTCAGCCAGCGACGGTTTGCCGTTGTTGCTGATTTTCACGCTACGGGTGATCACTTCCTTCGCCGGGATGGTTTTGCCCAGGCTGCTCACCCACCCTTTAAACACATCCACGGTACCGTTCGGGTATTTAATTTTGTAGGCGCGTACATCGCCGGCATAAAACCAGTCGACCAGATTTTGCTGCCCGCTTTCCCCCGGTTTCCAGGCCAGGTTAAAACTCGCCTCCCCGGCTGACTTCTCACCCTGCCCCGTGTTGGCCCAGTCCGCATCCGGATCGTCGAGATAAGTATCGTCATAGGATTCAGCGGTAAGTTCGCCTGGCGTCAGGTCTTTAATTTTTGCCGTGCGGAGCCAGTCTGTATCAGACAGGGGGTTCGCGTACGGGTCGCCGTTGCCGGTATAAATCCAGAACGTGGTACCGGCACCTTTAACCGGCTCAAGTGGTGATGGTGTAGGCATAAATCCTCACATTTCGTAGGTAATGGAATATTTCAGGTCGGCGGAACTCCATAGCCCCAGATCGTCGTCGCGCTGGTAGTCATAGCCCTGCTGGACCATCAAAGTTATAAGTCCGGACAGTGCCGGAACAGAGTTAAGAGCCGGGTAAATGCGGGACTCCATCCATTCATCAAGTTCAGAATCTGGCACCTGTGCGGGAAGAAATAGCTCAATGTGCAGCACCGCATTCCAGGTATCAGCGTCCAGTTCTTCTCCGGTGTACTGCGCATCGGTCAGATAAACCGCCACCGCCGGAAAATCACTTTCCTCGAAAACAACGGGACGCCCGTCGAAGAAGATCGCGTCATCTCCAGCCACCCCTTCAAGCGCCGCGATAACAGCCAGTCGTATATCGGTATGTTTCATTTTGTGAGGATCAGCCTCAGTTGATTTTTCAGGTTTGCCCGCAGAGCCGCTGGCATATCCCGCTCCACCAGTTTTGGCAGCGTATCTTTAAACGCCGTGGTCAACGGTGCAGACAGCGGAATGCTGACGACTTTGATGGGGTAGCGGGGTTTCGCGGTACGCTGCATCACATGCCAGCGGCCGTTCGCCAGTTGCTGTATAAAAGCACCGGGAAATCGGAAGCGACCGACACGCAGCACGCTTCGGGCACCCTTTTTATCCCGCTTGCGCCGGGACAGTCGAACACTGACCGGACCCAGCTTGATTGCCGGGAGATTGCCGCGGTTCACACGGATCATGGCACGCGGTTTACGGGCCGTTGCACGTCGTAGCCGGGCACGCTGCTTAACAAGCTTGCGTGGCACTCGTGTATCTTTCGCTACAACCGATACGCTCTGGTTAATCGCGCGCGTGGCAATGCGGTTTACCGCCTGCGACGAGGCACGGGGGACTGCCGTTGTACTGATGCTGTTCAGGTTAGCGATAGCCTGCTCCAGCCCTTTGATGGACATGTTTACCCCCTTAACGGCGCCGGTTTCCGGCTGGCGGAATACCGGTACCCAGCCAGACATAACGGCTACCGCAGTCATCCGGCGCAACGCGATCAACCCAGTACGAAACCGCGTGGATCACTAAGGTGTCGAGACGCCTGAGGCCGCAGACGTCCACAGACTTAACGAACAGTGACGGGCTGGTCCCTTCAATTCTGACGCCGCCGCCCGCGTAGCCGATATTTTCCGGATCCTCGAACACACCACTGACGTCCCGGCCATCCAGCGCACCCGACGTGACATGCGCGACAGTACCCATGACACTGCGGATAGTTTCATCAGCCCGGGAAATGGCCGCATCAAAGAGATTGTCGGAATCAGCCACATTACCTCCGGTTAAAGTTCGCGAACCAGTCCCGCCGCCACCAGATCCGCCGCTACCGTCGGCGAAACGCGAAATGGTGTATCGGGGGACGCAATCGAAACGACGGTATTTTCTGTTTCATGCAGTGCATCAATATGCAGCGTGCTGAGCGCCACCACAGTCACCAGTTCGCCATCTGCCTGCTCAGGGGCAGCACCTGGCGTTACGGTAGCTGTACCCGTCTCCTTTGTGTCGTGAGCTTTCGCCGCCTCAGCTCCGGTCTTCTCACCGACTATGTCTTCGGTCGTTTTACCATCGTCGTCCAGCTCCTCCTCAAGCTCGGCGACACGCATGACAAGTTCGTCTTTTGTCCCGGTAAGGTTCACTTCACGCCCGAGCTGCGCACCGAGCGCTTTCAGGCGGGCAATCAAATCGTCTTTTTGCATGGGATTTCTCCAGAAAAAAAACGGCCCCGGAGGGCCGTTATTAAGCCAGTTTTACAGAAACGAACTCGTCCGGGTCCGCCAGCAGCATCAGTGGAGCGGACTGGATCATTGTGAACTCACGCGCCGGGTCACCCGTCTGCACCCAGTTTTTTGGATAGCGGGGAGACGAATTAATCCCTTCACGCTGTGCGTCAACATCCTGGATGCAGCCGTAGGTACGCAGGCCGCGCGCCTGTGTATTGCCCAGCACCATCGACAAATCAGGCATGTAGTTCTTTTTGGCATCGCCTTCAACGTACTGCCCGGAATACACGACGATCGCCACATCGCCATACATCCCTTTATAAGAAACGGCTTTGCCCAGGTCTTTAATAGCGGTTTCAAGCTCAGAGTTTGAGCCGCGGCGGGTATCTAGTTTGTCTTTAA